ACATCTGGGGTATCACCATGTCAGTCGGTCGGTCGAACGCATTTACCCCAAGTCCAAATCTCGAGGAAGTGGGTCTTCTGGGAAGGGCAGAGATGCGATCTGCGAGTCGAAAAACTCCAGAGTCGGTATCGGTAGGACTGTCAAAGAACGGGTATTACGATCTACATAATGTTCCTAGATTGTGCATAGTCAAGCTAATTGGCAGTTTCTTTGAAATTAAAAATGAAACCAATCTCCATTAAAAATACAAATAAATGAAACTATTGTAAAGATGGCGGCACTCAGCCGCCTATATAGTTACGTAAGTCGTTGATAACGCTTCTGTAAGTCGTTAATACGCTTTTGTAAGTCGTTGATTATCAGTAAAGGGTCAAAATCTAAAATCAACAGCAGGGCGTGTAGGAGCCCCGTCAAGGGCTCCGATTTTCGACTGGCACCCTACCTCTCGCAGTTCATCGGAATCCCATCTGGGCGATCTAGACCTTAATGAGATTGCCGTCTCAATAAGCCATTCGAGGGCAGTGTCAGCCTGTATGCCCCCCACTTAATGTAGGTAGGTAGTAGGTAGGTAGGATCCTTTCACTCATCGAAAGAGAAAAACTTTCTTCATGCGAGCGCCAACCGAGGCCAGCCCTGTTGATAATGAGTCTCAGTCTCAGCCCATCTACGGCGACTGCTTGTTGCGACCCAGTCTCAGCTAGGGGGGGGGCGGGGGCTATCATTAACTAGCTATATTTTTGTCTATTTCATAAACCCCACCTTAAAAAAATACCCAACTCATAGGGCAAAGCCAGGGCCACCTGGCTAGGTTCCTGTATTCCTTAAGGAGTTCTCTTTAGCAACTATACTCCTTAAGGAGTCTCTTGTCTTTGGTTTCTCCTTATTTCCCTGGCCTCTACGGGCCAGGAAAAGAACTTAAGGTATGAACTCCCTAAGGAGTATAAAAGGATTATACACTAGTTTTTACTTGACTGTCAAGTCCTATTTATAAATAATGAAGAAATGCTAGAGGAACCAGACAACAATTCACCTGAGGATAAGGCTGCACTAATGCAGGAAATCCAAGGAGCCATATGGGAAGTCTCGGAGAAGAAAGAGATCGAGAAGGTCCGCAGTCTATCTAGACACAACCCCGAAAAGGTTGCGTCTATCCTTTACCTGTATAGCACTGGCAGTAGCCAGACTAGGATAGTAAAGAAGTACGGCATAGATAGAGAAACCGTTATCAGCGTCCTGTCGGACTACACGGATCACCTGGGTAAGTTCAAAGAGTTAAGCGGCAAGATTGCCGCAAAGAACTACCTGAACCTCAGTAGCCTAGAAGAGGACCTGATTAACTCTGTACGGCAGGACCTAGAGTCAGGAGAGTTAAAGCCTACCGTAAGGGACCTAAAGGAAATTTCGATCTCTGTGTCCAATGCAGCTAGGCAGGCATTTACTTCACGTGGCGAGGCCACGCAGATTACTGAAGACCGCCAGGTCATCACACAGGAGGACTACGAAGAAACTATCAAGGCGGCCCGAGACAGGATCGCCAATCTTAAACAAGCCGAAGAAGCAGAACTAGTACAGGAGGACACAGATGGGTAAAGGATGCGCACCCCGAAAGGGACACGACGCTGCTAAGCAGCGCAAGAACTACGACGACATTGACTGGAGTAAGAAGCCAGTAGCCCCAAAGACAGAGCAGCCGCAGAAGTCTAAGTAATGCCTATTACATTTACAGAGCACCCTATAGTGCGACCCCCTACAGATGAAGAGATAGTCCTGCTTGGTGAGCAGGACCCTCAGCTACTAGCGGCCCTGCACGAGGCTCACGAAGGTAGAATCAAAGCAGCGGCAGAGGACCCCATGCGCTACGGCTTTGACCTAGAAGGCTGGGGAAGAATCCGACACGGGCTTCAGAGCAACAATGAAGTCCTGGCTCTGGGTGGTAACCGCAGCGGCAAGACTACTGGCTGCGCCAAGATGCTCATGGAGGCCGTCACCGAAAGTATGGACGGTCATATCGTATGCTTCTCTCAGAACGCCGATACATCTATTAAGGTGCAGCAGTCCGCAATCTGGGAGATGATGCCCAAGGAGTTCAAGCGCAAGACCAAGAGCGTAGACGGATACATTAACTACTCTATGCAGAACGGCTTTACTGCTTCGTCGTTTATCTTTCCCGATACCAGGACACGTGTAGACTTCAAGACCTATACGCAGTACAGTAACAACCAGACTATATTGGAAGGCTTTGAGTTCGGTTTCAAGAAACCCGAAGGGCTAAACATCGGAGCCTGGCTGGACGAATACCTTGGCGACGCAGCACTGGTCAATACCCTGCGCTTCCGCCTGGCTACACGGGACTCCAAGATGCTGATAGGGTTTACACCCATCGACGGCTATACACCTTTTATATCAGAGTACCTCAAGAACGCAGAGACGCTTAAGACAAAGCCTGCGGCTTTGCTGAACAACAAGGCGGTGCCTATAGAGCAATACAGCCCTAGCCGTGATGCCTCGGTGATCTACCTGCACTCCGACGAGAACCCGTTTGGTGGTTACGAACGTATAGCCAAAGACTTAGTGGGTAGGCCTGACTCAGAGATACTGGTCCGTGCCTACGGCGTCCCAGTTAAATCAGCCAATGCTTTGCTTCCTTACTTTAATACAGAGGTCAATGTACTTACGGCAGAGCCAAACAAGTACGGGATGCAGTTCCCCGACATATCGAATAAGTCCAAGTTCAGTTGCTACCAGGTAGTTGACCCTGCAGGCGCAAGGAACTACACCTGCATCTGGGCTGGAGTTAACGAGCACGGCGAGGTATACATCCGTAAGGAGTGGCCCGACCGTGATACCTTCGGGGAGTGGGCAATCTTCGGAGATCCCAAGTGGAGATACGGCCCAGCATCTAAGAAGGTAGGCCTCAACGTAGAAGGATACTGCGAGCTATTCAAAGAAATCGAAGACGACCTGGGCATCGAAGTAACCGAACGCATCGGGGACTCTAGGTTCTTTGCCAAAGAAAACGAAAACAATGACGACCTGTTTACTTCGTTCTATGATTTCGGTCTAAGCTTTATACCGTCGAACGGCGCCATGGAAGACCATGGCATTACTGCCCTGGATGATTGGTTCAACTACAACCCTAACGTAGGAGTAGATGCAAGCAACAGGCCCCTGTGCTATATACACAAGGACTGCGGAAACCTTATAGATAGTCTGATAAACTATAACAAGCAGGGAAAGCCAGACGAACCGCTAAAGGATTTCTTCGACGTTATACGATACTTAAGAATGTCTAACGGAGGCGAGGGACCAGACTTTATGTCCAGCGCATCCATGCAAACAACAAAAACAAATCAAGGAGGATACTAATATGCCTAAGAAAAGACTAAAGACAATTGCCGAAGAGCACGAGGTTGAGCTGGACTACATCGTAGAACTAGTAGAAACAAAGCTACCCGTGCATACCATCACAGGAACTGGCTACGCCAGGTGGATCAATGAAGAAGGTCAAGAACTTCTAGCGCAAGCCGTTGATATACCAGAGCTTATGCCTAAGAGATACAGAGGGATAGTGCACTCAAAGGCACCAAACCGCAGTTATGTCTACGTGTACATCAAAGAAATACAAAAAAAAGTCCCAATGGTTATTGCTCGTAGATATGAAGATTGGTTGACCGAAGGCAAACAGGTAGACGTCGAAGCCATCGAAGACGACAAAGGAACATCTTATCGCTATGTCCGATGAAAAAGATATTACACTTGATCCAGAATGGATCAAAGAACAGGTGCACCGTCTAGCTGGGTGGGAGTATTTGAACCGTCATGTTAATCATGAACTAGACAAGACTATGCTTCCACAAGAATTATGTGATAAAATTGGCGTTCACAAGGGTTACATCCACGAGATGACAAAATCAATCCGAACAAAATTAAATGCAAAATAAATCTACTTTTGAAGCCTTGACGTATGTTGATGCAATTCCAGATATTAACGCACTGCGTAATGCCTACGATGAAACCGTCAACGAGTTAGAGTCCTACTTTGATTTATGCCGTACTAGTTACGACGACCGCAGGAACTGGTGGCCAGGCAAGAGCCGTGATCACCGCAAGCACGGAGCAGACGCATTCCCTTGGGAAGGCGCATCCGACACAGAGAGCCACGTAATTGACGAACGCATTACACGCCTGGTCTCTTTGTTTATGTCCTCGCTTAATCGTGCAAACATTCGTGCGTACCCCGTAGAATCTAGCGATATTTCTCGTGCAGAGATCGTGTCTTCGTTCCTAAAGTGGATGACTACCAGTGGATATATTCCACGCTATAAGCGTGAAATGGAACTAGGTGCTAACTATCTGCTAGAGCGAGGCCTATTAATTACTTACGTGGGCTGGCACACAGAAGACCGTCAGTTCCTGCAAAAGTTAACACTAGAACAAATTGCGGAACTTGACCCGAATATTTTTGGGGCCGTGCAGTCAGGAGAAAAAGACGACGAGCTGGTCTTTATTCTGCAAAACATTTTTGAAGGAGTCACAGAAAAGCGTGCAAAGAAAGCACTGAAGGAACTGAGGAAGTCAGGCGAGGCCGAGCTTCCTGTTGTTCGA